GTCTTGGTGGTCCCCAGCGTTCTCGGACGCACTCGAGCACGTCGACGCTCTCATCTGGCCGACGTCGATCGAGGTGTACGGAAAGATGAGGCACGACCCCCAGTTGACTCAGGTCCTGGGTGCGGTCACCCTCCCAATTCGGCAGGCCCCGTGGTTCGTCGATCCATCTGGCTGTGAGGACGCGGTTGTTAAGATGGTGGCCGACGACCTTGGACTCCAGATCCTGGGTAGCGATCCGAACCCGGGGCCTGCTCGCCGTCGTGGCGTCATCTGGAAGAAGCACATGCGGTTGGCGCTCCAGTCGCTCGTGTTTGGTCACATGCCATTCGCCGAGCGCTACGACATCGTCAACGGCCAGGCCCGGTTGGTCGAGCTGTCGGAACGGATGCCCTCGACCATCACAGAGATCAATACCAACGACGCTGGCGACCTGATCAGCATCACGCAGTTCGGATCGGACACCTCGATCCCAGCGGAGCACCTGACGTGGTACGTTCACGACAAGGAAGGTGCGATGTGGCAGGGTCGGTCACTGCTCCGTCCTGCATACGCACCGTGGCTCCTGAAGCACGAGGCGTGGAGGGTCCATGCGATCTCGATGGGTCGCTTCGGAATGGGTGTGCCACAGGTTACTGCACCTCAGGGAGCAACACCAAACCAGATCGCTGAGGCTCAAAGGCTCGCGACACAAGCTCGAGCAGGGGACCAGTCAGGTGCCGGCCTCCCGCACGGCTTCTCCTTTGAGCTGAAGGGCCTCTCTGGAACCGTCCCGGACGCCATCCGTTGGATGGAATACCTGGACATGCAGATGGCGAGTATGGTTCTCGCACAAGGGCTCAAGCTGGGGCAGACTGCAGTGGGGTCTCGGGCACTCGGTGAGACCTTCATCAACCTGTTCCTGTTGTCCCTCAGAGACTTGGCGGATGAGCTGTCGGAGCCTGCTACTGCCCTCTCTGTGCGAATGGTGGACTACAACTTCGGGGAGCAGGAACCAGCCCCAAGGGTCGTCTGTGGCGACGTTGGCTCTCGTCCGGAGGTCACCGCAGAGGCGTTGTCGACGCTGCTGCAGTCTGGCGCGTTGCAAGCAAGTGCGGAGCTGGAGGCTTGGGTTCGCGAACGGTGGACTCTTCCAAAGCGAGAAGAGGGTGCGTTCACGGACCCGATGGACCTCGAGCAGCAGAAGGTCGACAACGCTGCGAAGGCGGCGGAACAGCGAGCACAAGCAACACCAACCGCATTAGGCACCGGAGGAGGTACGGTAAGTGGGCAAGCCAATTCTGGTTCGACTCCCAACAGCAATAGCAGTCAAGGCGGGGGGTAAGGGAGGCGGTCGCAACAACCCATCCGGCAAGAACCAGTACAGCGGTGGGACCGGTAGCACCGGTGGAGCATCGAGTGGCGGTACTACGGTCAAGAGCGGTGGCGGCGGCGGTGGCAGTGGCGGTAGCCCCACCAACCCTGATGGTTCGCTACGAAAGATGAGGCCTGCGGAGGTAGCAGCGGTCGCTGGAAAGCTCCGGGGCGGTGACAAGGTCACGTTCGCGGAACGGGGTGGTGCAGTCGTTCATGGTAGCGTAACCGAGAGCCCTCCACTGCCCGCGGACTCCTTCGGTGGACGGAAGAACCCCTCCCTCATTGGTAAGACGGCACTCTCCGTACAGGGTGGGTCAAGTGCGTCCTTCATGCTGAAGGGGTTCGACGGCAAGCTCGCGACTGGGTTCGAGCACCTCTCGAAGGGTCACAACGGCACCCCCGGGTTCGGTAAGGTTAAGTCCCCCAGTGCTGCGAAACGAACGTAGTCTCAGATGCCGTGGCACGTTGAGAAACGGTCCGTCTGTGGCTTGGGGAAACCGTTCGCCGTGGTTAAGGACTCGACGGGGGATGTCATCCCTGGTGGGTGTCACGAGACGAAGGAGACGGCGGACGCTCATGTAGCTGCACTCTACGCCTCCGTCTCAGACACCGAACGTGGCATGCGGGCTGGTGCGACGACATCTCGAACAGTGCGTGAAGTGAGATACGAGGCCTCCGCCGGCAAGGGTGGCGGACTGAACAACCCGTCCGGCATCAACCAGTACAAGTACTCGACCCCAGAGGAGAAGAAGGCCTTTCTCCAATCGGTTAAGCCTGGAACGAAGGTCACGGTTAGCTACAAGAGCGACCCGACTAAGGTTCACTCTGGCACCGTGAGCTCTCTTGGTGGCAACACGAAGACTATCGAGTTCGGTGTCCCCGGACGTGGTCCCTCACCTCACATCATCGGTCCTACGACTACTGGTGCGACGATTGCAGAAATCCGTACAGCGAAGTCCGGTGGCTCTGGACCACCGAAGGTCGCTACCGGGAAGAAGGCAACCTGGTGGGATACTCCAGCGGGTCAGGCGAAGAAGGCCGAGTTCGCGCAGAAGTTCAAGAAGCCGACGACCCCGGGACCGAAGCCTATCCCGAAGGTTAGCGATGCCACAACTAAGGCGATCGATGCGAAGATGGCATCGACGCCGGGCCTCGCTGCGAAGCACCCGGTCAACTTTGGCTCGACCGCTCTTGGTATCGCGAACAAGACGAGCACCCCAATCGGAGACGTCCTCGCGAACATGGATGCCAAAGTCGGTATGCATCCTGACGACCCGGGCTCCATGTCGAACAAGTTCCACACTTGGCTGCAAACGGAGAAGGGAGGGAACTGGGCGAAGCATGCAGGCATCGGGACAAAGGCACCTACCGGTGTCAAGGTCACCCCTCATGCACACACCCAGTCGAAGTCCGTCCCCGGTACGTTCCAGAACCAGTTTGGGACATGGGGGCCAGGGAAGCCAATCACGAATGCACCGCCACCATGGCCACCTGACGTTAAGAAAGCTCTGAGGACGTACACTGGGTCGACGTATACTGCGATCAACGGCTGCCTCCGAAAGACTGCACCCTGTGGCCCTTCGACGTTGGGTCTAGCATCAAAGATGCAAGCGGGCATGCGCCCTCTCTCGCACGATGTAGTAGTTAAGCGAGGGACGAACTTCACCCAGTTCGGTCTCTCTAATGTTGGTGAACTCCAAGGGATGGTTGGCAAGACGGTCTCGGACAAGGGCTTCGTAAGTACAACGGTCAAAGAGACCTCCGGCTTCGGTTCCAACCTTGCGCTGACGATCCAGGCTCCAAAGGGGACTGCAGCAGCATACGTTGAGCACGCCTCTCAGTTCCAGAGTGAGAAGGAACTGATCCTCAACGCGGGTACTAAGTTTAAGGTCGTACAGGTGGATCCGCCGGCTCCACCGGCTCACCCAAGGGCTCATGCGATCCTGGAGGTTGTGCCATGAGTGAACCAACGCTCACTGCTCTGACCGACCCCGAGAACGTCAAGTTCGAGATAGTCCCTCCTGAGGAGATCGTCGGGACGGGGCTGACACCGGAGGAGGCATCCATCGTGATGGCCATGCCTCCAGAGAGCTTCGAGCCGGAGGGCTGATGATAACCCCGGTTCGGGTCCAAACAGTGAAGGGAGACAGAGATGGGTGAGCTTCGTGGTGTCGAGCTCGCCAAGCCGGGCAAGTGGTTCTTGGGCACAGGAGAGGTGGACTTCACTCCTCAGATGCTTCGGGACGCGGCTGACTTCGCAGCATCCGGTCACCCCGCAGCAGCTCACGCTCCTGTGCGACTGGGACACAACGACGCGAGGTTCGATGGTGAACCTGCAATGGGTTGGCTTGAGAACATCCACGTCGAGGGGGAAGGTGACGCGGTCACCCTCCTCGGTGATGTTGTCGACATGCCTGACTGGCTGTCCGAAGCCGCTCCGACTGCGTGGCCATCGAGATCCATCGAAGGCTTCCAGCACGTGACGGTCGGGGGTAAGGAATACGGGTTGGTCGTCAACGGCCTAGCCCTTCTCGGTGTTGCACCTCCGGGCATCGAGTCAATCGCCTCCCTGCGTGATGTTCAGCACGCTCTGGGGATCGAGGGAGCAGAGCGAATCGCCGCGACTCTGCAGCCCCGAAGCACTACCGACGGCGAGGAAGATGGGGACCAGGAAGGAGCAAGCATGGACCCCGTGAAGCTGCGTGAGGCACTTGGCCTCGCCGTAGATGCTTCGGACGACGACATCGTCGCGGCGATGGCAACAGCGGGCCTCGTTCAGGTCGTCGAGCCAGAAGCGCTCGGTGGCGAAGGTAAGGAGGAAACGGATACCCCAACAGGGATCCGCGTTCCCGGTTCAGCAGGTGTCATCGCTGTCGACGAAGAGGTCTTCAACGAGATGAAGGTCGCCGCGAAGAAGGGCGAGGATGCCTACGAGCGTCTCCGTGTCGCGGAGCGTGACGAGATCATCGGTGCTGCGATCAAGGCTGGGAAGTTCGCTCCAGCACGGGCAGAGCACTGGCGGACGATGTGGGACTCCGATCCCGATGGCGCTCGGGAGACGATCGGACGGCTGCAGCCGAACTCTGTTCCGATCCAGGCGTCCGGGTATCAGTCGTTCGGGGAGAAGTCAGAGGACGAGGCCCTCTACGCGTCACTGTACCCGGAGGTCTGAGTCATGGCCGACTATGTCCCGATCCATGCACTGCAGGGTGGCGGCTATACGTCGCAGGCTTCTGCAACCATCACCGGTGGTCAGCTGCTGGCTACCTCCGGTTCCGGTACAGTCGCTCCTTCAGTCGCGACCTCTCTCACTGTGGTTGGTGTCGCTGCACACGATGCAGCACTCGGTGCCAAGATCACCGTCCTGCCGATTCGGATGGTCCACGAGACCGTAGCCGGTGCAGGTGGCATCACTCAGGGCAACCCACTCAAGTCTGACGTGAACGCTCTCGTCACGCTCCACGTCTCCGGTACGGACGCACCGTTGTCCGCGATCGGGAAGGCGCTCACGACTGCAACGGCGGGTAACGCGTGCCGCTGGATCGGTATCCAGTAGGCACTCGTGGCTGACTACACACCCGTCGTTCTACCCGGAGGCACCTGGACCTCGGTCGCGTCAGCGACCATCACAGGTGGTCGACCGGTCATCGTCTCAGGGTCCGGTACGGTTGGTCCCGCCGGCGACACTTCTGCTGCGTACGTGGGTATTGCTGGCCACGACGCCGCATCGGGAGCTCGCATCACTGTCTACGCCGCGAAGTGCATCCACGAGTCTGTCGCGGATGGCGTCGTCAACGCGGCCGCTCTGCTGGTAACGTCGCCAAGTGCGACAAAGGACGTCAAGGCCGCAGCTGCGGTCACGACGCCGACTCCGGCAGACGTCACGACCTCCCGAGCCATCATCGGAGTCGCTCTGACGACGGCTACCGACGGTAACACTGTTCGCTGGATGCAGCGGTAGAGGAAGGGAAACACCGTGCCGCATACCTATCCGCCTGCCGCACCAAGCCTGGCGGGCGATGTCCTTACAATCAGCCGGTTCCTGAATTCACCGGCACTGGTCTCCCGACGTCTTCGGACGCTCGCGGAGAACCGGTTCATCGCCGACCGTCTCCTGACCGGTCGCTACGAGGTCCAGGGTGGCTCGCTGCTGTACGAGCAGAACGAGTCCATCTTCACCAACAAGGCACCGGAAGCGGTCAACCCCGGTTCCGAGTACCCACGTGCACAGGCGACTACAGGTCCCGCGTCTCTCGCTGCGGTGACCAAGTGGGGTCAGGACGTTCCCGTCACAGACGAGCACGTCTCCCGCTACGGTCGTCGGGCCGTCGACGTTGCGATGACCAAGATCACGAACTACATGGTCAAGCAGGTCGACACGGTCGCTCTCGCCGTCATTGCTGCCGCGGTCACTCAGACCGCTGCTGCTGCCGGTGGTGGTGGCTGGTCCGGTGCCAGCGCAGACCCGCTGCTCGACATCATGCTCGGTGCAGCGGCCATCCGCGCGAACGACCAGGGCTACGAAGCTGACGTCGTCGTCATGAGCGACACCAGCTACGCCCGGCTCGTCTCCAACCAGAAGATCATCGCCGGCCTCAACCGTGAGGGTGACAACACCGTCACACGGACCGGCGACGTTCTCAACATCGCCGGCCTGCAGATCCTGCCGACGAACAACCTCCCGGTCGCGAGCACCGCGTTCATCATCGACTCCTCTCTGATGGGTGGACTCGGGTACGAGCGGATTCCGTCTCCGGAGTACCAGGGTGATCCCGCCAACGGGGTCGAGACCTGGAGCCGTCGTGACCCGGCAGCGAACGACCAGTGGATCCTTCGTGGTCGTCGTCCGGTCGTGCCGGTCGTACAGGAGCCCAACGCGGGCTTCAAGGTCACAGGCGTCTGAGGAGGCACTCGAATGGCAATCGTGCATCGCGTCTACTGGGACAAGCTCAGTGTCGACAACCCGGAGACAGGAGAGGCCGAGATCCTCAACCGGGGTGACGAGATCCCGGACTACGTCAACCTGGCGATCGTCGAGATCCTCGTCAACTCCGGAGCGATCAAGCGGGTTGACGACACACCGGTGTCGCCTGACCCTCTCTACGAAGGAGCTCCAGGTCTCCCGGGCATCTCTGAGGAGACCCCTTCCGCTCACCTCAACAACCCACAAGGCGCAGCTGAGGTGGACAAGCTCGAGAACCGTGGTCAGGATTCATCCGAGCCGCGGAAGCAGGCAGCGAAGAAGACGGAGAGCACCCCTCCTCCGTCGAGCTCCAGCTCGTCGTCATCCTCACAGACGAGCAAGCAGGCTGCACCGAAGCAGGGCGACAAGTAGCGGAGGACTGGTGGGCGGTCTCCAACCTCCTCGAGAGGCCGCTCACCTCTCCGCTCGATAGGAGAACTCGGATGAAGGATCGGCAGCTCCTCGAGTTCCGTGACGCCATGCATGATGCGGCCCACATGGCCCAGCAGCTGCACGGTATCGGGGTTCGAGGCTTCGGTGTCGCTCACCTGATGGATGGTGACGGACAGACGGTACTCCTCCTACCCTTCGCGAACCTCGTGACGACGGCAGGGGACCAGTATTACGCACAGAAGGCAGTAGTTGGGATCGCACCACAGGCGCCTACTGCCCCAACCGCAGCGAACGGCATGAAGCTCGGGACCACTGCGACAGCGGCTGCCAAGTCGTCGACCGGTGCGTCTCTCGTCGCATACCTGACTGCGTCCAACATCGCGTTCGATGCAACGTACCCACAGACCTCCTCGGCCGGTGGTGACACAGGCTGGAACGCGACCTACAAGACGACCTGGGCAGCGGGTGTGGCAACATCCGCTACCATCAATGAGGTCGCCATCGTCAACGACCAGGCGACCAACGCGACGTCAACGGCTCCGAACACCTACAGCCGTGCCGTCCTGTCGACGGTCAACAAGGGTGCGTCCGATACCCTCGCGATCACTTGGAACCACAAGTTCCTGGGGGCGTAACGTGGCGAAGAATCAGCAAGGGGAGCACACCGACGGTTCGGGAGTCGCTGATGATCTGCAGGTCGAGGTCAACGGCTTCGTTGTACAGGGTCACTCTGACCTCCCTCCTGTGCCTGACCGGCCACCGGATAACGCTGCCAAGTCCCGATGGGTTGAGTATGCTGCGGCTCACGGGTTGGACGAGTCGATCGCCGAACAGCACACCGTCAAGTCGCTCCGAGGTTGGGTCGACGGGGAGCCGTTGCCTGCGTTGGACGACTGAGGTTCGTCGATGCCGAGAACGATCTCGATCACCATCGGGAGTCACAATCGCGATGGCCTTGTTCTCGGTATCGACGAACCAATCGCATACATCAACTGTGGTGCGCTGCAGCCGGAGAGTACGCTCACTGACGTAGCCGGTCTGTCAACCATCACGACTGGGAACCAAACGATCGTCGGTAAGCGATACCTCGGTCAGGTGTTAGTTCAAGCACCGAACGTTCGCTTCGAGAACTGCGTCTTCCGAGGCTCAACAACAACGCCTGGGGATGGTGCGGGACTCGTCGAGTGCAAGCACGCGTCCACCACTGGGGCATACTTTCAGGACTGCGAGTTCTACCCTCAGTTCATCCACTGGAACTGGGACGCTGCGCTCGTCGGTCACGACTTCACTGCGGACCGCTGCTACTTCCACCACACGACCGATTGCATCAACGTCTTCAACAACACTGGGTCGCAGACCGGTGGGGTCTACAACCCGTACAACTCCAACTTCGTCATCAAGCAGTGCCTCATCGAGAAGTTGGGATACTGGACGGCAGCAGCGAACGGCGTCGTCCACCCTAGTGACATCGCAACGCACAACGACGCGATTCAGCACCAAGGTGGACTCGGGACGCAGGTCCTTGGGAACTCCATTAAGGGAGAGTACGCG